AGAATGATGTTGTCTGCTATTGCTACATCAGAAGCAAACCATGCACATAGTTATTCATTATTAAATGATACTATTGGTATGCCTGAAAGTGATTACAAAGCATTTCAAGAATACAAAGAAATGGCAGACAAACATAACTATTTGTTTTCTAAAAAAGGAACTGGAGTAGAAGGACTTGCTAGAGACATGGCTTGTTTCTCTGCCTTTGGTGAAGGCCTACAACTGTTTGCATCTTTTGTTATGTTACTAAATTTTCAAAGATTTGGTAGAATGAAAGGTATGTGTCAGATTGTAACTTGGTCTATTAGAGATGAGACACACCATGTAGAAAACATGATTAAGTTGTTTAAAGAACTAATAAAAGAAAACCCAAATATTTGGACAGAAAAATTTAAAGCAAGTATCTATCAAACATGTAGAGATATGGTTGACTTAGAAGATAAGTTTATTGATTTAGCTTTTAACATGGGTGGTATTAGAGGTTTAAAACCAGAAGAAGTTAAACAATATATTAGATATATAGCTGATAGAAGACTGTTACAGTTGTCTCTAAAACCTAATTATGGTGTAAAAGATAACCCATTATCATGGTTAGACTGGGTTCTTAATGGTGTAGAACATGCTAATTTCTTTGAGAATAGAGCAACAGAATACAACAAAGGTACTATAACAGGTTCATTGTGGGACTAAAGTACCCTTTTTAGAAGAATAAAATATGAATGATTTAGACGACATAGTGTTACCAACTACGGTTGATGACTTAGTTAAAATGCTTAATAAAATATATCCAGAGAAATCACCTTCTTTAGAAGATGATACTAAGACAATATATTTTAAAGCTGGTCAACGTGATGTTGTTAATTTCATTAACACTTTAAAGGAAAGGTCTGAGAAATAAATATGTGTCTATCAACACCTAAAGTACCAGAAGTAAAGCCTGCTCCACCACCTGTGCCACCGTCACCGATTGGTGAAGAAGTAGCACCAGAGATTAAGACAGCAGTAGAGGATACTTCGTCTGAATCAAGAACAAAGAAGGCTAGAAAAAGAGGTACTTCTGCTTTACAAACTACATCTGGTTTAAATATACCTACTACATCTGGTTTAAATATATCATAATCTATGGCGTACAGCAACATTAACATGTTACAAGATACCGCTAAAGAAAGATATGAGAAGTTAAAACAAGATAGAGAACATTTCTTAGACAGAGCTCAAGAATGTAGTGAGCTTACTATCCCATCATTATTACCACCAGATGGATTTCATTCATCTAGTGATTTATACAATCCCTTCCAATCAGTTGGAGCAAGAGGAGTAAACAATTTAGCATCTAAATTATTACTTTTATTACTACCACCTAACTCCCCATTTTTTAGATTATCAATAGCAGGAAATGCTAAGAAAGAATTAGAAACTCAAAAAGATTTAAAATCAGAAATAGAAAAATCATTAGCAACTATTGAAAGAGAAGTCTCTGCTAAAATTGAACAACTTGCTCTTAGAGTATCTGTGTTTGAAGCGTTAAAACATTTGATTGTCGCTGGTAATGTGTTAACTTATTTACCTAAAAAAGGTACAATGAGAGTTTACCCATTAACTAACTATGTAGTACGAAGAGACGCTAGTGGTAGTGTATTAGAAATAGTTATTAAAGAAAGCATTACTCCATTAGATTTAGATGAAGAAATTAGAAATCAAGTTATCGCTGATGCAGATTATAAATCAGATGAAGATGTAGATATTTACACACATATCTATAAATTAAATCAAGACAAATATTATGTGTGTCAAGAAGTTAAAGGAATTAAAATACCTGAGTCTATTGGTAATTACTCTTCCGACAACATGCCATATCAAGCATTAAGAATGGTGAGAGTTGACAATGAAGATTATGGAAGAGGTTACGTAGAAGAATTTTTAGGAGATTTAAAATCATTAGAAGGTTTATCTCAATCACTTGTAGAAAGTGCTGCTGCATCTTCTAAAGTAGTATTTATGGTAAAACCTAATTCAGTTACAAGAAAAAAAGATTTATCAATGACTAGAAATGGTGACATCATTACTGGTTCAAAAGATGATGTAGCTGTATTGCAAACAGAAAAACAATATGATTTACAAGTAGTTGAAAGAAGTATTGCAAAGTTAGAAGAAAGAATGTCTTATGCTTTTTTATTACACACAGCAATACAAAGAAATGCAGAAAGAGTTACTGCACAAGAAATTAGATATATGGCAGAACAATTAGAAACTTCTATGGGCGGTATTTATTCTTTATTGTCTCAAGAATTTCAATTACCTTTGGTGACCATATTAATGAAAAGAATGTCTCAATTAAATGAGATACCTTCTTTACCTAAAAACTCTGTAAAACCAACAATCATTACAGGTATAGAAGCTCTAGGTAGAGGAAATGATTTACAGAAATTAAGAGAATTTGTTGCTGAGGTTGCAAACCTAGCGCAAGTAAATCCACAGATTGTTCAGTCATTGAACACTCAGGATTTAATAAAACGAATTGCTACTGGACTTGGTATAGACACTGAAGGTTTAATGAAAACTGAAGCAGAGTTAGAAGCTGAGCAAGATGCAATGATGAGTCAAATGCAAAACCAGCAAATTATGGGTATGGCTGAAAAAGCTGTAGCTCCTATTGCTAGTGGCATTATGAAACAACAAGAGGAACAATAAACATGGTAGATAAAGTAGAAATAACGGCAGAACAAACTACTGCTGAGAAACCTGTTGTAGAAGAAACACAACAGACAGAACAAACAAACGAGACACAGTCCACACAAAGTAAACCAGAAGGTTTGCCAGAAAAATTCACTTCAGTTGAAGAGCTGGCTAAATCATATTCTGAGTTAGAAAAGAAACTTGGTGAACAATCTCAACAAAGACCATCACCTTCTAAACCAAATCCTAGTAATGATAAGGCAACTTTAGAAGTAGCTGAAAATGCTGTACAAGATGCAGGTTTAGATATGACTACTCTTCAACAAGAGTATTCAGAAAAAGGTGAATTAGATGCTAAGTCATACGAAGCATTAGAAAAGGTTGGCATCACAAAACAATATGTTGATAATTATATTGCTGGTCAGCAAGCGTTGGCTGAACAAACGGCATCAGAAATAAAAGAAACTGTAGGTGGTAATGAAGCATACAATGAGATGGTTCAATGGGCTTCTACAAATATGACTGATGGTGAAAGACAAGCATATAACAAAGCTGTAAACAGTCCTGATAAAGAAACTGTTAAACTTGCAGTCAATGCACTTAAAGCTCAATATGAAAGAGCAAATGGTGTTGAACCTAGATTAGTAGAAGGTAAAGCTGCACCAACTGCTGAACAAGGTTTTCAATCTTGGGCTCAAGTTACTGAAGCTATGGCTGACCCTAGATATGCTAAAGATACAGCATACCAAGCGGAAGTAAAATCTAAATTAGAAAACTCTAACTTATAGGAGACTAATTATGCCAATGACTAAAAAAGCAAAGAAAATGAAAAGTGCCATGAGTAAAACTTATGGTAAGAAAAAAGGTACAAAAGTATTTTATGCTACTGCTAAGAAAAGAGGCATGAAAGCATAATGGCTAAACGTGGATTATACGCTAACATACATGCTAAACGTAAAAGAATAGCAGCTGGTAGCGGAGAGAAAATGCGTAAGGTTGGTAGTAAAGGTGCACCAACTTCAAAGCAATTTAAAAAAGCCGCTAAAACAGCAAAGAAAAAATAATGTCACCTTTAGGTAAAAAAATATTTAGACTTAAGAGTCTAATAATAAAATGTCGGGAGAGAGGAAAATTCTCTCTCGCCATTAAGTTAGCTAATAGGTTAGCTAGCTTATAGTTGTGCACTCTTATTAGAGGGCAACTGCCAAAACATAAACAAAGTCTAACGACTTGACCGCTTGCGGGCGACAATCTTGTTTGTGAAACTGGAGTATATGTAGAGGCTTTTATAAACCTAACGTCAAACCATAAAAAGGAGAACTATTATGGCAAACGCAACCCCTGTTAGTGTTGGTAAAATCAACGCTGGTGGTAGTGAAGACGCTCTGTTTCTGAAAGTTTTTGCAGGTGAGGTACTTACTTCATTTGAAAGAGCTTCAGTTACTGAAGGTGCTGAAATGGTAAGAAGCATTGCTTCTGGTAAATCAGCAACTTTCCCAGTAATGGGTAGAGTAGGAGCGTCATATCATACTGCTGGTGCAGAAATTACTGGCTCTGACGTAAACCACAATGAGAAAGTCATTACAATTAATGACCTTCTATTATCTTCAGTATTCTTATCGAATATCGAAGAAGCTAAAAACCATTGGGATGTAAGAAGTGCATATTCTACTGAAATCGGTAGAGCACTTGCTTTCCAAAAAGATAAGCATATCTTACAAACTATTGGTCAAGCAGCACAAGCATCTGCAAACGTATCTGATTCAGGTTACGGTGCAGGTACTGTATTAACAAATACTTCAATTGCTTCTGCAACAGCTGCAACAGCTGCTGACGCTATGATTGAAGAGTTGTTCAATGCAGCTAAAGCATTAGACGCAAACTACGTTCCAAAAGAAGGTAGAAAAGCGTTCATTAGACTAGAAGAATACTACAAACTAGCTAATGGAACTAATGTAACTAACGTTGACTTTAGTGGTCAGGGTTCAATCGCAGAAGGTAAAGTAATGAAAGTTGCTGGTATTGAATTAATACCAACTGCTCATTTTATCACTGCTGACTACTCTGCATCAACTGATGTAAACGGTGGTTCTGCTACAGCTGGTGGTTCTAACCCACAACAAGTTGACCTATCAAACTATGTTTGTTTAGTGTCTCACCCAAGTGCGGTAGGAACTGTTAAATTAATGGACTTGGCAGTTGAGTCAGAATATGACATCAGAAGACAAGGAACATTAATGGTAGCTAAATATGCTATGGGACATGGTGTCCTAAGGCCTGAGGCTGCTGTAGGAATTAGAGAAGCTGCGTAAGCTTTTTTAACCAAATTGATGAGGGGATGGGAGACTGTCCCCTTGTCTTTATCTAAAATATTATTAGGAGATTATGAGCACAAGAATTACACCAACGACTGAATTACAGGCGATAAACATTATGTTGTCAACTATTGGTGAAGCTCCAGTTAACTCAATAACAGGAACTACAACAGTTGACGTATCTGTCGCTAAAAATATTTTAGATGAAACTTCAATGTCTATCCAATCACAAGGATGGCATTTCAATACCCACTATAAATACACTTCATTATCTTTAGACCAAGATAACAAAGTACCCCTTCCCGTAAACTGTGTTAAAGCTGACGCTAGTGCAGATTATAGATATTTAAATTACACAATCAGAAATGGTTATTTATATGATTTAGATAGACATACAGATGTATTTACTTCTGCTCCAGCTGAAGTTGATTTAGTTTTAGTACAACAGTTTGAACAATTACCAGAATATGCAAGACAATACATTGCAATAAAAGCAGCTAGAAGATTTGCTGCTAGATACATTGGTGATAAAGCTATTATTGATTTAATTGCTGCTGATGAAAACGAAGCATTAATGTCTTTCCATCAAGCAGATAGCCAAGAAGCAGATGTTAATATGCTTAATGGTGACTCAAATACTTTCTCAATTATAAATAGACCAACTAGAAGGACTTACTAATGGGTGGAGTTGTTTCACAGAGTATTCCTAATTTTCTAAATGGTATATCTCAGCAAACTCCAACACAAAGAGGTGTTAACCAAGCTGAAGACCAGATAAACTTTCAGAATAATATTGTTGATGGTTTATCTAAAAGACCCTCTTTAGAATACATAGCAACATTAGATGCTAGTAATGTGTTTCCAAACACAACTAAATTTTGGTCTATACAAAAAGATGAAAACAATCAATACATTGTTGCTTTTTATAATGGCGGTGTTAAAGTTTATGATTTATTAGGTAATGAAAAAACTGTAACTGTTTCAAGTGGTGCAAGTTATCTTACATCTACAAATCCAAAAAGAGATTTTAAATTAGTTAACATTGCAGATTACACTTTTATTGCAAACAAATCTAAAACAGTATTAGCAGACAGTACAACAAGTGCTGCTAAGAATGAAGAGTTTTATATTAATGTTGTTGTGACAAATTATGGTAGAGAATACACTGTAGAGTTAACACATCCTGACATGCAGTCTGCATTAGGTTATGGATTAAAAGCTGCATTACAAATGCCATCAGGCTCTAATGCAACACATGATAGTGCATTTAGAGATACAGCGCATGTTGCTGATATATTAATGTATGGTGAATCTAGTCAATATTTTGATAGTTCATCAGATGCTTCATTTAAAGTTGTTAGAACTGATACAGGCGCAACTTTAACTACAACACAAGGTTTAGGTAGTTATTCTGGATTTACTACATACTTTGATTTTACTTTATATAACTCAGTTATTTATGGTGAACCAAAAGATAATGACCCTGATTACACTGTAACAACAGGTGATGGTTCTGGTAATAGTGGTATGTACTCTATTAGAGATGAAATATCAGATTTTACTAAATTACCTTATCATGGTAAAGTCGGAACTAAAATAAAAGTTACTGGTGATGAAGGTGATACATTGTCTGATTATTGGGTAGAGTTTGAAACTGATGGTGTATGGAAAGAAACTATAGCACCAAACACAAGCGTAGGATTAGATAATTCTACAATGCCACATGCATTGATTAATAACAATGATGGTACATTTACATTTCAAGAAATAGATTGGAGTGATAGAACTTGTGGTGATACTGATAGTAATGCTGACCCAAGTTTTGTAAACAAAAACATTCAAAACTTAACTTTCTATAAAAATAGATTAGGTGTGTTGTCAGGAGAAAATTTAATCTTTACAGAAAATGCTAGTTTCTTTAACTTTTTTTCTAGTACAGTTACACAAGTTTTAGATACAGACCCAATTGATATTTCTGCGTCTGGTACACAAGTTAATACATTAAAAAACTCTGTGTCATTTAATGAGTCTTTACTTTTATTTTCTGATACAGCACAATATAAATTAAATAGTACAGGAGAAGCAGTTACACCAACCACAGCCATACTTAATGAAGTATCAAGTTTTGAACATGATGATGCTGTGAGGCCTGTGTCTGCTGGTAAGTTTGCTTACTTTGCACAATCAAGAAATAACAACACAGCTATTAGAGAATACTTTGCTGATGATGATACATTAACAAATGATGGGTTAGATATAACTGTATCTGTTTCTAATTTAATACCAACAAATGTATATCAACTTATTAGTAATACTACAGAAGATACGCTGATTGCTTTAGCTTCAGACACTGATGATACACAAACAGCACCGTATGCAGCAGGTAGTGCAGTAAGTCCTACTTATGCTAACACAATGTATATTTATAAATACTTCTTTGATAGAGGTGAAAAAGTACAAACAGCATGGTCTAAATGGACATTTGATGGTGTTAAGATTTTAGGTGCAATGAGTGTAGATAGTTTTATTTATTTATTAACTGCTGAAAATACTGACACAAAATTATTTAAATTAGATTTAAGAAATTTAAAAGACCAAACAATAGGCTTTGGTGTTTACTTAGATTTTAAAAAACAAGTTACTGGTACTTATGATAGTGGAACTAATTTAACAACACTAACATCCCCGTATGGTGTTAAAGCAGGTTTGATTGCTATTGATGCAACGAATGGTAATAACTATTCATTAACAAACACAACAGGTTCAACTTACACATTAGAAGGTGACCACACTGATATTTACATTGGTGTACCTTTTACATCTACATATAGACTATCAACACAATATATCAGAGAAAGCTCTGGTAGAGGTTTAGTGTCTATTACTTCTGGTAGATACCAGATTAGAAACATAAGATTTAATTTTGAAAACTCAGGTTTCTTTCAAGTAGAAGTTACACCTACAGGAAGAAGCAAGAGTACAACAATTATGAACGGTTATATTATAGGTACTGCAACAAGTAAAGTAGGCGTACCTGCAATAAGCTCAGGCAGCCTTTTGGTACCCGTTATAGCTAGAAACACAGACTTTGTTTTAGATATTAAGAGTAGTTCACATCTACCTGTATATATTGCAAGTGCTGAAGTTGAAGGTTATTATCACACACGTTCAAGAAGGATTTAATATGAAAGAAGCTTTTGTAAGAAAAGCAAAATTAATAGATGCTATTGAGTTAGCACCTAGATTAAGAAAAATAGATAGAGAAGAAATAAAAGCAGCCAGTAATATTTCTTGTCTTGAAGCTTTGGTTACACCGTTTACATTTGATAATGCAAAAACATATTCTGTAGTTAAAACTGAAACAGATGAAGTCTTAGGTATGTTTGGTTCAGCACCTGCTACTGACCCTGAGTACGGTGTAGCATGGTTATTGTCTTGTGAAGATTTATATAGACATACCAAAGAGTTTGTAAAACAATCACCTCATTGGATAAATGAGATGGGACAAGGTTATACTTATTTATATAACTTTGTAGATAAACGAAATTGGAAATCACTTAAGTGGTTACAATATTTAGGGTTTGAACCCAAAGAACAAATAGATAATTATGGTTTTGGAAACACACCATTTTTATTAATGATAAAGGAGATACATAATTAAACTATGTGTGATGTAGTTACTGCGTTAAAGATAGGTACAGCGATATATGCTCACCAGTCTAAAAGAGCTGTAGCTAAAGGTCAAATGAGAGCTAATGAGCAAACAAGAAAAAACTCAGACCAAGCGTACCTTAATGACATATCTAAAATAGATAATGAAGCAGTATCAGCTAGTAGAGAAAAAGCAGCAGCTAGATTTGAATTAAAACAAAAACGAAATAAAGAATTAGCAAAGTCATTAAATTTAAATGCGGGTAATGCTGATAAAATAATACAAGACATAACAGGAGATTATGATGATAATTTCCTAGATGTTGCAAGAGATTATGAAACTGATACTATTAAATTAGATAGGCAAACAACAGAAGCTTATGCAGCACAGCAAAAAAGATACAATAGTATTAAACCTGTATCTATGCCAAGTAATACTGGTTTATTCTTAGAAGTTGCAACAATTGGTGCTGAAGGTTATCAGAAACATACAAACGCACAGAAACCAACGGTATAAAATATATGGCATATAAATCAAGAGTAAGTAATAAATACATGGGAGCAACATTTGCTGGACAAGTAAATGCAGCTTCTGACTCTGAAGCTATGGATTTAGCTAGAACATTACAAAGAACTGTTAATCCTGCTTTAGAAAGAATATATGATAGAAACGTTGAGAAACAAAAAGATGAAGCTAAAACAAAAATAAATCAATTATTTTTAGAAGGTAAAAAGTCTGACCAAATTCAATCTGAAATATTAGAAGGAAAACATCCAGAATTATCTGGTAGATACGTAGAAAAAACTGTTTCTTATCACACAGGTAGGCAAGAAGCAGTAGATGCTATTGCTAATATAGAAGCAAATAAAGATAAATACGACCATAGAGAAACTAACTTACCAGCTTTTTATAAAGAATATTTACCAAGTTTTGCAGATAGAGATGGTTCTTACACACTTGGTTTTGCTGCTGTATTTAATCAGTATAAAGCTAAAGATGCTATTGCTGATGCAGAAGTAAGAGCTAAATATGCTAAAGAACAAAAAATAAATCAAGGTTCTAAAATTATATCTGCTGTTCCAACTGCTGAAGTTTGGGATACAGTTAACTCTCTTAATGTTCCACTTCCCCCAGAAGAAGGTGATACTAAACCTAGACAATTTTATTCTAACGAAGAATTAAATCAAGTCGTAATTCAACATGCAGGAAATTTATTAAATGAAGCAACATCAACAGATGAAATTGATAGAGCAATAAAAATACTGTCTACAGACAGAGGTATTAAAAAAGATGGTACTAAATTAGGGTCTTTGATTGATACTAATAGAAGTGATGTTTCTACTTTAATAGGTAAGTTAAATAGAAAAAGAGTTACCTTAGAAACTCAAGAAAGAATTAATAACGATTATAAAGAAAAACAAGAAATTAAAAGTATATTTTCAGATGCTTTTGCTGACAACGAAGATGGCACACCAAAAACACATGAACAAAAAATGAAATACCGAGAAAGTTTAGAAAAATATGGTGAGCCTAAATTATTAACAGCATTTGATAATGTTATGAAATCTAATAGATTTGCTGAAACCGACCCAGCTAAAGTAGATGGTTTCTTAATAGAAATATTAAGTGGTGGTTTTACTGACCAAACTGAAATGATTGATGCCTTTAGTAAAAGAAATATTCCAACAGCTGAATTAACTAAAGCATTAACATATTGGGAAAAATGGAACACTAATAATAACAAAGGCGTAAAACCTATTCACCAAAGTAGTTCTACATACTCACAAAGTATGACACAAATTAAAGCTGCTGTACAAGGTAACTTTACAAGAAATGGAATTTTGTCTTCTAATGGATACACAGCTGTGTTTAATGCAACTAATTACATGATAAAAGAAATTAATGATTTTGAAGATAGATTTGAATTAGAAAATAAACGTAAACCTAATAACGTTGAAAGACAACAGTTTATACAGAATTTAGGTAAATATGTTATTGATACATACAAAGGTGGTGCTATAGACCCAAAAACTTTAACAGTTACACAACAAGAAGAAAAAGCAAAAGAAGATGAATTAAAAAGACAAGAGACTATGAAGTTATATGAAGACTTAGGTGTTACTAAGTTATTAGATAATTTAAATAAATCTTTAGAACAAGGTGGTTTTGTGAAACCTCAAATGACATCTGATGATACTTCATTTTTTAAAAGCAGAGCAACTGAAAGAAAAGAATTTGACACAGCTAAAGTTGTACCTGCATTACAAGAGTATTTAACACAATCTTTTGGTGTTCAATTTACACCTGAAATGTATAAAGCTATGACAAATCAAGATGTTGAAGCTATGGTATCTAATGTTGCAAAATCATTAAAACTTGACCAAACGCTTGTTAAACAAGCACTTAAAAATATAGTAACAGGAAAGTAATAAATGGCAGATTTATCTATACTTGGTGGCGCACCAACAGTATCTGAAAACAATTCTAGTTTAGTATCACCAGATGATATGATGCTAAATGTAAATGTTGAAGCTGATTTAAAAAAAGCATCAGATGCTAAAGCTGCATTAGAAGAAATACAAACTCAAAAATTTTATGACACACTAAGAAGCTACTACTCTTATAGAGAAGCTGATGATAAATTTAATAATTTGTCTCATGCAGACTTATTAGAATATTTTTACTCAGATAGAAGTTGGAGAAATAATAACACTATATCTATGAGTAAAGATATGTTTAATGTAGCAACAGAAGAAGATGATGAAAGATTAAAACAATTTTCTTACATACAACAAACATACCAACAACTTCCATCATGGTGGGATGACCCAAATAGAAGCTTTGGTGGATGGTTAATGGATAATGGCGGAGCATTATTAGCTGACCCAGTTAACTTAATTGGTTTTGGTATTGGTGGTCAAACTGCTAAACAAGCTTATAAGCAAGCATTAAAAGAAGCTTTAAAAGGTAAAGTCGCTTCTGAAATTAGTGAGATGACTATTAGAGAAGCTGCAAAACAAGCTGAAAGAGCCGCTTTAGGTCAAGCAGTTAAGAAAGGTGCTTTGTATGAAGGCTTTATTGGAGCTGGTATATCGGGTGCACAAGACGCATTGTTACAAGGTATTGCTATTGAAACTGGTGTACAAGATGAATTTAGTTTAAAACAAACTGGTATTTCTAGTGCTGCTGGTTTTGGTTTTGGAACTTTGTTTGGTGCAGGATTTTCATACGGAGCTTTTAAATTAACAAATAGAAATTTACAAAATACATCTGTAAAACAACTTATTGATTTACAAGATTATGGCAGAAGTGAAATCACAGGTAGAAGATTATTTGAAGATATAGGTGTTAAAAAAGAAAAAAAGAATTATTACCAAAATCTTAAAAAAGAACAAATTGATGAAATAGAATTAAAAAGTAAAATTATCGGTGATACTGTAGATGATAGAATTAAGAATTTAAGAAACACAGCAGACTCAAATATATCTACTGCTGACAAACCCCCAATCACTCCTTTTAACTACACCAGATATAAGCGTGGTGCAGCTCTCACATATTTAAGAAATGCAGCAAAAGAACTTTCAGGAGAATTAGGAACTGAAAAAATTACTCTTGAACAAATGACAAGAGTGGCTGAACAATTAAATCTTGACCCAGTTAAATTAAGAAAGCTTGCTAAATCTAAAGCAAAAGAAGATAGAGAATTATATGGATTAATTATAGCACATGGTGACTCTATGATTAAAGAAGCTGATGATATTGTTAAACTAGCAAATGAATTAAATAGAGTTGATTTAACAGATGCTGAAAAGATAAAAATTAAAAAAGAATTACAATTAAGAAATGATATCTTAACTGAGTTAATGGGTGTTCAAAAATCTTTACAAGAAAACTATGCTAGAGCAACCACTGCTGGTAGAGTTATTAAAAGCAAAGAAAGAGCAGCACAATTAATTATTGAACCAGAAGACATTGAAATGGTTAAATTAAAGAAAGATAATCCTGATGAATTTTGGAGATTAGTGTCACAACTGGATGATAGTGACCAAGTTATACTTGCGTTACAAAATGCTAGAAAAGTTGACAAGTGGGATTTAGCATCAGAATATATTAACAATAACTTATTGTCTTCACCTGATACACATTTATTAAACATTATTTCAGGTTTAACACAAACGCAATGGAAACCTTTTGTTATGTTACTTAGAAGTGCTAACATGGCTACAACAGATTTAAACAGAGCTAAAGTAATAGCTAGAGAAGCATTACAAACTTATATTTATCAGTATGCATTTACAGGTCATGCATTAAAAAGAGCCTTAAAAAGTTTTTATTTAGGAAGACCTATTTTAGATGCTACACAAATGAAATATGATAGTAATATTAGACAAGGACAACTTCAAAGATTTATAAATGAAACTGGTAAATTATTAACGGAACCTTTGGGTGTTGTTGGCACAGGTTTACAAAAAGCTGTTGTACAACCAACAGCGTATATCACAAGTTTACCTATGAGAGTGTTGTCAGCAGGTGATGAATTTCTTAAAACAATGATGTTTAAGGGTAGAGCCGCTGCAACTATTCACTCAAGAATACTAGCAGAAACTCCTGATATTGGTATATATGGATGGAAAAACAGAGCTAAATATAAAGCTAAATTTAAAGAATTAGAAGCTGATTATATGAACAGCAAAGGACAGGCATTAGAAACAGATGATTTAATTAATGACCCATTACAATATGCTAGAGAAGGTTCATACACACAATCTGCTTATTCTATAAATCCAATTACAGGTAAAAAAGAAGGTGGTATAACAGGAAGTGTTTTATCATTTACTAATAAACACAGATGGTTAAGAGCTTTTGGTATGCACTTTATTAATACACCATCAAATTTATTAAGATGGACAGCACAACATTTTCCAATGTTAGGTCGTTTTCAATTTCAAATGAGACACATGTTAGCTAAAGGTTCTGATGGTAAATATTTAAATCCAGAGGCCGCAGCAGAAGCAAATGCAAGAATACAAGCAGGATGGTTAATATGGTCTGCTGCTTTCTTGGCTGCTATTAATGGTAGAACTACTGGTGGTGGTTCAAGAGATTGGAAAGAAAATAGAGAAAGAGAAAGAAACACAGGTTGGCAACCATATTCTATTGTTGACAGTGAAGGTAATCATATTTCAGCAAATAGACTTGACCCTATAATGACTCCATTTTTTATTGCTGCTGATATTGTAGATGCAGTTAATGATTTTTTAAAACACAACAAAGACTTGCCTGAAGAAGTAGAAAACAAATATACAGAGGCTGTTATGGCGACTATAGCTAGTATTACTAGAAATATTACATCTAAATTTTATACTAAAAACATTTTAGAAACAGCTAACTATTTCTTTAGTGATGATTTTATGAAAGCAAGAGCGCCAGATAATATTGGCTCATCTATATTAGCTAGAGCTATATTTAAAATAACTCCATTATCAGGTGGTCTTAGATATGCAAATAGAGTTTCAGATGATTATTCAAGAGAGTTATTTACTTTCATGGATAGACTTAGAACATTAAATCCATTTTCTGACAAAGATAGAACAATGCCTCAGCGTAATATGTTAGGTGAAAAAGTAGATAGAAAAAGAGGTTGGTTATTTGGATTAGGAGATGATGATGGATTATGGTCTTCACCTTTTGCTATGACTAAATTTAAAAATACAGAAACAGCTAAATTCTTTCAAGACAGAGACTTAAATTATAAAGCACCACAAAAAGTAGATAGATATACAAATATTGATTTAAGAACTATTAGAAATGCTAATGGTCAAACTGCTTATGATAGATGGTTGGAATTAAAGATGGATGTTAAAGTCCCATATAAAGGTAAAGAATATAATTTAAAAGATGTTATAGAAACAATAATTGCAGATAAAGGTAGTAACTTATATAAATTACCAAAAGATGTTGTAGCAGGTGACGATTACAGGCAAAAATATATCTTGGATATTGTCCACCAAGTTGAAAGAGAAGCTTATAGAAGAATGTGGAAAGAATTTCCTGTTCTTCAAAAAACTTTAGAAAACAGAGACTTATTTATCAGGGAAAAAGCTCAGGAAGCTTTAGATGACTTTATGAAAGCAATTCAATAAAGTACCCCTTTTAGAAGAAATAAAACATAAATATGGCTAATTCATTTGTAAGATATACGGGTAACGGCTCCACAGCCGCATACGCTATCCCTTTTTCTTACAGAAGTGCTGATGATTTATCAGCTACAGTTAATGGTGTAAATGTCACAGCTTACACTTTAGACGCTGCTGGTACTACATTAACATTTGATACAGCGCCTGCTGACCAAGCAGCTATTGAAATCAGACGTACTACAAGTCAATCTACTAAATTAGTTGACTATGTATCAGGCTCAGTATTAACTGAGAATGATTTAGATACAGATTCTGACCAAGCATTTTATATGTCTCAAGAAGCTATTGACAAAGCTGGAGACGTTATCACACTTGATAATGCTGACTTTCAATGGGATGTACAGAACAAAAGATTAAAAAATGTTGCGGCACCTACGGCCGACACAGATGCTGTTAACAAAGCATTTATTTCAACAAATTTACCTAACATCACAACGGTAGCTAGTATCAGCAGTGATGTTACTACAGTTGCGGGCATTAGCTCTGACGTAGAGACGGTAGCCGATAATGACACAAATATTACTACTGTTGCTGATAACATTAGTTCTGTTAACACTGTAGCAACAAATATATCTGACGTTATAAAAGTCGCTGATGACTTAAATGAAGCAATATCTGAAGTAGAGACTGTTGCTAACGACTTGAATGAAGCTACATCAGAAATTGAAACAGTTGCTAATAATATTGATAATGTTAATACAGTCGGAACTAACATTGCCAATGTTAACACAGTAGCTGGTAATGATACAAATATTACAACAGTTGCTGGTAATAATGCTAACATTTCTACAGTAGCAGGTATTTCAAGCAACGTAACAACAGTTGCAGGTATTTCTTCAGACGTTACAGCAGTTGCAGGTGATGCGACTGATATTGGAACTGTTGCCACAGATATTTCAAATGTAAATTCAGTTGCTACTAATATCGCTGATGTAAACACAGTAGCAGGAAATAATGCTAACATTACAACGGTAGCAGGAGTAAACGCAGACGTTACGACTGTTGCAGGTATTTCTTCTGATGTAACTTCAGTTGCAAATAATAATGCAAACGTAACCACAGTTGCAGGTTCAATCGCTAACGTAAACAATGTTGGTGGAGATATTGCCAACGTAAATACAGTTGCTTCTAACTTAGCATCAGTCAATAATTTTGGAGAAGTTTATAGAATTTCAGCAACTGCACCTACTACATCTTTAGATGATGGAGATATGTGGTTTGACACTACAGCTTCTAAATTAAAAATATGGAATGGTTCATCATTTGATTTAGCGGGTTCATCAATCAATGGTACTTCAGCAAGATTTAAATACACAGCAACAGCAAGTCAGACAACATTTACTGGTGCTGATGATAACGGAAACACTCTTGCTTATGATGCAGGTTATATTGATGTCTATTTAAACGGAGTACACTTAGACCCATCAGATTATACAGCAACAGACGGAAGTACAATTACACTTAATTCTGGTGCAACTTTAAATGACGAATTATATATTGTTGGCTTTGGAACATTCTCAGTAGCAGACTTTGATGCTTCTGGTTTAACAGGCACAATTAACATTGCAAGAATTGCAGATGGTTCAATTACTAATGCTAAATTAGAAAACGATAGTATTACAATTAATGGAAGTACAGTTGCATTAGGCGGCTCAACATCTATTGAAACAGTTACTTATCCAACAATCACTTCTATTTCACCTAGCACAATAACTAATAGTGCTACAAATATTGTGATTACTGGAACAAATTATGTCATCACACCTTTAGTAGAAATTATATCAACTTCAGGAAAAGTTTATTTTCCAAATACAGTAACAAGAGATAGTGCAACTCAAATTACAATTAATGCAACGATACCAGATGACGGAACATATTTTATCAGAGTAGAAAATCCAGATGGTTTAGCAGTAAGAAGTTCTACAGCTTTACTTACAGTTTCAGATGCTCCAACTTGGAGTACAAGCGCTGGAAGTCTAGGTTCAGTTGCACAAGGTGGAAGTTTCTCAACAACACTTTCAGCTTCTTCAGATAGTGCGGTGACTTATTCAAAAACATCAGGCACATTTCCAACAGGAATTACGCTTGATGCAAATACAGGAGTTTTATCAGGAACTGAAAGTGGAAGTGATACATCAGAAACAACATACAACTTTACAATTACTGCTACAGACGCAGAAAGCCAAACGGCAGATAGAGCGTTCTCTATTACAGTAACAGCAGGAATTAACAATGGAGGTCAGTTTAACTAATGGCTAGTACAGTATTAACAAAAACATCTACAACAGTTACAGATGATAAAAAATTCACAATATCTACTTGGGTTAAAAGAAGTGCATTAAGTAATAGCGCTGTATATGGATTATTAGGTCATAAAGATAGTGCCAATTCAGGTAATAGTAATTTACAATTATATTTTAATGCTGATTGGTTATATTTTGCTTTTAGAAGTAATAATGGAGCAGATACTCATATTCAATATATAACAAATCAATATTTTAGAGATACATCAGCTTGGTATCACATTGTCGCTTCAGTTGATAGCACACAAGCTACAGCAAGTGACAGAGTTACAATGTGGCTTAATGGAGAAGAAATTACAAGTT